AACATAGTCGGCAGTCAGGTATACATGGATCCGTGCGCGATCCTGATGATCCAGCCGACGGTTGACCTTGCGCAAACGTGGTCAAAGGACAGATGCGATACGATGTTCCGAGATACGCCATGCCTGCGCGATCGGATCAAGCCGGCGAAATCACGCGACAGCGGCAACACGATCCTGCACAAACAATTTCCCGGCGGCCGGCTGACAATCATCGGCGCGAACGCCCCCCGCCAGCTTGCATCACGCCCCATCAAGATCGTCCTCGCCGATGAGGTAGACGGTTTCCCCGCATCGGCAGGCAAGGAAGGCGACCCGATCAAGCTCGCCGAAAAGCGCACCGAGTCATTCTCGGACGCATTCATGATTTTGGTTTCCACTCCGTTGATCAAAGGCGAGTCCCGTATCGAGCGTGAATTCCTCGCATCGGATCAGCGCATGTGGAATGTGCCATGCATCAAGTGCGGACGGCACCAGGTGTTTTCATGGGGCCAAGTCCGATGGGACGACGACGATCCGCATAGCGCGCGGATGGAATGCCAGCATTGCCAGGCCGAATTCGACGACACCGCCCGCCGCGCCATGTCATCGGCCGGCGAATGGGTGCCCACCTACCCCGAACGAAAGATCCTCGGATACCAGCTCAACGGCATCAACGCACTACTGCCCGCTAAACGCCCGTGGAAAACACGCATGGAGCAGATGGTCGCCGAGCATATCGAATCCCAGCGCAGCGAGGAGGAGCGGAAGACTTGGGTCAACACATTCATGGCGGAGACTTACGAGCCGCCCGCCGACAAGCACGACCCGCACGAGCTGATTCAGCGCCGCGAAAATTACCCCGCCGAAGTCCCATCTGGCGCGCTCATCCTGATCAAATCCGTGGACGTGCAGAAAGATCGGCTGGAGGTATATACCGCTGGCTTCGGCATCGGTGACGAATGCTGGGCGATCGACTACCACGTCATCGCCGGGGATCCGTCGAAGCGCGCCGTATGGGACGAACTCACCGACGACATCGGCACCGAATACACCCACGAGCATGGCCACATCCTCACCGCCTCACTCACCGCCGTTGACGAGGGCTACAAACGCGACATGGTTCGCACGTGGGTGAAGAAACACCGAGGAAGTGCCATCGCCGTGAAAGGTGACGCCAAGGCCGGCGCACTGCTGTTCAGGACGCAGAAGAAATTCGTGCAAGGGCTCCGCCCCTATCACATCGGCACCGACACCGCCAAAGATCAACTGTTTGCAGAACTCACCATCGATGAGCACGGCCCCGGCTACCACCATTTCCCGCTCGACGATCAAAAATTCGGCACCGAATACTTTGACCAACTCACCGCCGAGCAATGCCGCACCGTCTACGACAAGCAAGGATTTCCCAAGCGTGTATGGTCCCTACCCAAGGGCGCGCGGAATGAAGCGCTTGACCTCGCCGTCTACGCCAAGGGCGCGTGGAAAATCTACCTCGCTCGCAAGCGCCCGAACCTCGACCAACTCGCCGCCATGCTCGCCGAACCTGCCGACCATTCCGAGCCATCCGCGCCGGTGAAGAAGGTGAAAGAATACCAACTCAACCCGCCCGAGAAACCCAAAGGGCAAGCGAAGCCCAAACGCACACGCCTGCCCGGAAAAGGCTTCGTCAACAGTTGGAAAAAGTGAGCAATCAAAACTCCGCCCGACCGTCTCCCCGACCTTTTTTATTTGCCCGCGCTTTGGATTAGCCACTGGCGGGCTCTCCGTTGCTGTCGCCAAATTCGGCACCAGTATTCCCACCTCGCACCTCGGGCACGCGATTTGCATCCCCGCGTGTCCGCTCTCTATCGCGATGTGTTGTCCGCATTCTGCGCACGTAATTGTCGGCATTTTTCTCCTTTCGCTTCGTTTGATTACTTGGACCTTAAATGTCCAACTGGGTTTGTGTAAATCCTGTTCACGGAGGCGCTACGGCTGATCTGTCGCCATATCGGACACTCATAATCTCAACACTGCATGACTATGATTATTCTTTTTCTCGCGCACCGGCTCCGCCGGATGGCTCAATCCCTGGAGCTTTACCACCGTCGAAGCGCGCGGCGTGCTCAGCGCGAATAAGGTAGCGCAGATATTCATCCACGCTCGCAAATTCCAGCGACTCCGCCAGCTCGATCGCCATTTTCGACACCGCCCGCCCGAGGATTTTATCCATCGGCGCGGCATACTGCACCGTTGGCTCGCGTAAATGAGTTTCGGAACCATCCGCTTTCGAAAAGTGTTCCTTATTGATTGACCTGAGCGCAAGCAGGAGGTGCGCCGATGGCGAATCACCCTTCTTTATTCGGGAAATATGGCTCGGGCTTACGTGCAACATCTCTGCAATACGCGCCTGCTGGACCCCGTGAGTTGTCTTTAGATCAATTAGAATATCTAAAAACTGCTGCCTAAGGTCGATTTTCTGTTGATCTGACATCGATTAAGGTCAACTCTACTCACACAACGTTACTGGTCACACAGCAATAACACATCACACGAGCCATGCAATCCAAGGCCCTTAATAAACCAACCTACCGGAAAACCAAGCTAAAGCGAATCAACGTCGCGCTCGGTTACAAGGCACACCGAAAATTGAAACGCTACGCCCGCGCCGAAAAGCTGAGCCACCAGGCCGCCGCTGAGCGCGCGGTTGATCTCCTTCCCCTTTAACTCTTCAGCCAATCATCCCACCCATGAGCCCAAACACCCACCCCATCGGCACCGGCACTGCCACCAAATCATTCAACGGCCCCAAGGATTTCATGGCCGATTTGTATCAGTGGGCAGTGATGCACGGATTCTCCCTCTCCGAATTCCTCCGCACCGCCGCCGTGGATGAGGTGGCCAAAGAGGATCCCGCCACCGCCCAGCGATTGCGCGCCGAGCTGCGGCAGTATTACGGCTCACTCATCCTCGCTACTCTCACCGTTTTGCAATTTGGACTGGTGGTTGGCAATGCCTGTGGGGCGACTCCTCCGGTGGACGATCTCCGCCGCGCCCCACGGGCTCACCGCCTCCAAGTCCCCACGCGGAAGACTGCCCAATGATCCCCACCGACCAATTGTTTTACACCAAGGCCGAAGCCGCCGCCGCGCTCGGCATCCCGCTCCGGACACTATGCAAGGAGATGGAGCGCCGCCGGATCAGTTACCAGCGCCGACCATTTCGTCGAGGCAACATCTGTTTCCAACGCAGTGATCTGCTTGCCTACCTCGATCGCGTCTCCGTTCCCGCCCGCAAATAATCCACCACCAAAAACGCCGTCACGCAGTGACCCCTTAGTAAGATGGAAACCATAACCGAAAAAAAAGAATTCCGAGTCTGTTTGATTTTGAACGGGCGCGAAATCCTGCTCGGACGCTGGCACGCCGACGACCAGGCCGGCGCGATTGCCCGGTGCAAACGCGACGTCGCAAACAGTGGCGACTTCAATCTTTTTGCGACGGAGGTCCACGAATGAACACTGAAAAGATTCCACTCTCGATTACGATCGTGTCCCAGATCAAAGATATCGGCCCTTTTGTCGGCGTGATCGAGCGATACGGCGAGGAGGTCTACCGGACCTTTGAATCCTACAAGACCACAACCGCCGCATATCACAAATGCTGGGAAAAGCTGAACCCGGCAGAGGTTGAGTTTGAAAAGCAGTGCGAGCGCGATTTTGAGCGGGTGGAAGCTTGGCGCGATGAAGACGCCGACAGGGAGGCAGGAGCATGAATTTCGAGCCGTTGGACAACGGGAGCGCAGCGCGCACACCGGACACAAACGCGGAAGACCTGGGCGCGGAGGATTGTTCCTCCCTCCGCGCCCCTGAATTTATCGCCGGCGCAATCGTGGTGCTGCTGTGGGCGGCTGGCTTTGCGGAAGCGGTTACAGGCTGACAATTTATGGCCGGGTGAGCGGGGACAAACAAAAACAACAGGCCCACTTATAGCCTGCGGTTGAGACAGTATTATTACCCCGCTCGGTGCCCAATGCACAAACCCGGCCACCCTTTATCTAATGACCACCCACTATAAAATATTCATCCCCGGTTCCCCGATAGCCCAGCCGCGACCACGGGCGACCATTCGCGGCCAGCGTGCCGGCGTTTACAATCCCAAGACTGCGGACACCTGGAAGGCGCAGATCGTGACCACTGATTTCAAAGCCTACTTTTAAAAAAATATCAAAATGAAAACATACTTCGACATCGAAACCGGGCCGCTCTCCGATGCAGAGTTGACGGCCATCACACCACCGTTTGACCCAACAGAGGTCAAGTGCGGCAACATCAAAGATCCCGACAAGATCGCCGCGAAGCTCCAGGAAGCCGAGACGAATTATCTGCGGGATGTGCGCGACAAGGCCGCACTCGACGCGCTCACCGGGCGAGTGCTGGCGATCGGATTGGATGACCAAAACGGCAAAAGCTGCATCGCGGAACACAGCGAGGCGGACACACTCGGCGAGTTCTGGATGCGCTACAAATGCAGCACCAATCACTTCGTGGGCTTCAACATCTTCAACTTTGATCTGCCGTTTTTGATCAAGCGCAGCCTGCATCATCGTATCAAGATTCCGCCCAGCGTGCGCAAAGGCCGATACTGGGGAGATCAGTTCATCGACCTCCGCGACATCTGGCAATGCGGCGACCGCAAGGCCAAGGGATCGCTCGACACCATCTGCAAGTTCCTCGGCGTTGAGGGAAAAAACGGCAACGGCAAAGACTTTGCGCGGCTGTTCGAACTCAACCGCGAGAAGGCATTGGAATACTTGGAGAACGACCTTCGCATGACGCGGCAGGTTGGCGAGATCCTGATGGGAGGCGCACAATGACCACCCGCAAAGCTCCGCCCGCTCCCGCCGCCAAGCCGGTTGCGTTTGGCCAGGTCAAGACCAGCGCCGGCCACCGCGTCGTCCTCTACGGTCCGGGCGGCATTGGCAAAACCACGCTTTCCAGCATCGCCCCCGGCCCCGTGGTGTACTTCGATCTTGACGACTCCCTCGCCCGGCTGCCGGGCATGAAGGATGCGCAGATCGTGGACGTAACCACCTGGCAGGACATCCGCGATGCGCTCGCCGCGCCCGGCTGGGAATCGGTAAAAACCATCGTCATCGACAGCATCACCAAGGCCGAGGAACTCGCCGTGCAAGACACCATCCAATGGGTCCCGCACGAGAAAGGCCACAAGGTCCAACGCATCGATGACTACGGATTTGGCAAAGGATTGTCCCACGTCTTTGACACCTTCCTGCCGCTCCTCTCCGACCTCGACGCCCACGCCCACGCCGGCCGCAACGTGATCCTGATTGGGCACGACTGCACGACCAACGTCCCCAACCCTGCCGGCGAGGATTGGCTGCGCTTTGAGCCGCGCCTGCAATCCCCCGCCAGCGGCAAAGCCAGCATCCGGCTGCGCTGCCGTGAGTGGGCCGATCATGTTTTGTTTTTGGGCTACGACGTAGCCGTGAGCAAAACCGGCAAAGGGCAGGGCAGCGGCACGCGGACACTGTATCCCGCCGAGCTGCCGCACTGCATGGCCAAAAGCCGCACCATCCAACAACCCCTGCCCATCATCGATGGCGTCAACGTCTGGACCGAAATTCTCAAATAACAATCTCAAAAAAATGAACCTA